GTTGCGCGAACTAGCAACAGAAGAGCACGATTTCAAAACCGTTATCATTGATGCGGCCACCACTCTGAACACGCTATTCGAGCAGGAAGTCATTGAGTTTGACGCCAACGGCGCGGAAAACATTGGTGAAGCCGCGGGCGGTTTCGGCAAGGGCTATCTCCAGGTGGCAGCGCTTCACAGTAAAGTCCGCAATGCTTGCGAGCATCTTCGCCGCCGCGGTATCGCCGTTGTGTTTTTGGCTCATTCAGGCATCGCCAAGGTCAAGAACCGGCCAGACGTGGAAGCATATAGCACTTGGTCGCTGGACATGCACGAGGCAAGCCGCAAGATTTACGTAGCCACTAGTGACGCCGTTCTGTATCTCAAAGCTCGTGAGTTCGTCATGGGCAGCGAGAAGGATAAGAAAGGCAATGTTAAGGCTTATGGCCGGGTAACCAATACTGGCGAGCGCGTTCTTATCTCTAGTAGTGACGGCACCATTGGCTACGTCGACGCCAAAAACCGTTACAAGCTTCCGGAAGAGATGGACGTGCCAGAAGGCGAAAACCCCGTTTTGCAATACATCCCGTTTTTTAACCAGGGCTCTGCGCCCGCACCAACTGCCGGCCAAGCTGGCGAACCTGAAAACGAAGCTGAAGACAACCAAGCCGAGGAGGCATAATTATGAGCTTTTGGGATCTTAACGACGGCAGCAAGGCCGAAGCGGATAGCACATACGAAATGGAAGGAGGCAACCTTGAGCCGATTCCAGCGAACACCGGCTGCATTGCGGCCATTGAAGAGGCCAAATGGGATTCTTTTGAGCAGGACGAATACATCAGTCTGAAGTGGCGGGTGATCAAGCCTGACGATTACTCAAACCGTGTGATCTTCCAGAAGGTTAAGGTTTACGGAACCAGCCGAGACAAAGACCCGCAGGCTACCGCGGACAAGGCTAAGCGCATGCTGGCCGCTATTGACGCGAACGCTGGCGGCAAGCTGATGAAACTGCAAGGTGAGCCGGACGATACCGACCTGATGAGCGCCCTTGTTGGCAAGATGATGGCAATCAAGGTTCAGGTTTGGAAGATGACCAAGGAAGACGGGGAGAAAATGTCAGGAAACTGGATCAGCGCCGTAGCGCCTGCCAAGGGAAAGGCCGCCGAGGCTGCAAAGAAGGTAGCGCCGAAGCCTAAGCCGGAACCTGAGCCGGTTGAGGAAGAAGAAGACGATTTCGGGGATGACATACCTTTTAATTGACGCCGCCCTGGGCGCTCCAAAATACAGGAACAAGGGGCGGGGCTAACGCCGCCCCCCTTTTATGTTTTCTACAGAATACGGTATAATAACCGTAATCTGTAGGAGGAGTTATGGGAAGATTGAAGCACATTAAAAGAGACGCTTCGGGAAGGATACCCCAGAAATGGGATTGCGAATCTGCTCTAGAGGAGTCAAAAAAGTACAAGAGCAAAAAAGAGTTTAGAACTAAGTCCAACTCTGCCTACCAGTACTTGCTCAGACACAAAATGTTAGACCAAGTTATGTTGCCGGGAAAGAGGCATAGACTGGACACTTGGGAGATATTTTGTTCCCTGAAGAAGTCGAAAGATTGGCTAGATTTTAGGGAAAGATTTCCAAAGGAGTACACGGCTTTCCACAAGAGGAAATCGGTAATACCAGAGTCAGCATTCTCTCACCTCGGAAAGTCAAAGACATCAAAAAGATGGACGAAAGAAGCAATAAAAAAAGAGGCCAAAAAATATAATCACAAAAGTGATTTTATGAGGCTGTCAGCAGGGGCTTATGATGCTGCTTATAAGCAAGGCATAACTGATGAGGTTTGTTCACACATGGTGCCCCTCCAGTCTGATTTTAATTGTGTTTATATGTGGGTGGCAAAGCAGGAAAAACACAGGACGCTAGTTAAATTTGGCGTCACATCTAAAAGACTAGGCAAAACCAGAATAAATTTTGTAGAGAGCAAGTCCGGGTATAAAGCTATAAGCGCGCTCATATCTGACTGCAAAAACGCACTATCAGTAGAAAAGTCATTAAAGTCTATAGGTCGCAATGCGGGGCTTTCTGGATTTTCTGGCGCAACAGAATTTTACTGGCTTGACGACAATCAGCTTAATGAAGCTAAGAGGATGATTGAAAATGAAACAGTTAAGTGAGGAGTGGTTCAAGGCGAGAGTCGGCAAGCTGACTGGAAGTTCGGTTGGAGCAGCTCTTGGGCTGAATCCTTGGAAAGGCCCAGACGACGTAATAAGAGACATGGTAAGAGACTACCATGGATACGAAAGAGACTTTAAGTCGAACATAGCCACCGAATACGGGAAGCTCCACGAGCCCCTGGCGGTTATGGAGTACATGGGGAAAACGGGACTACATCCGGAAGAGACAGGCTTTCATGTTCACCCTGAGCACGACTGGCTTGGCGCTTCTCCTGACGGCCTGATCGACGATGACGGCCTGATCGAAGTCAAATGCCCGTTTGGCCTGCGAAACAAAAAAGGATCTGATCTGGTTTTTAAGACGGCAGAAGATCAGCCTCACTACTATGCCCAGATGCAAGTTGAGATGGCCTGCACAGACCGGTCATGGTGTGACTTTTACCAATGGGCAAAACATGGAGACGCTATTGAGCGCGTAAATTGGGATCAGGAGTGGTGGGACAAACACTTGCCTGCCATGATTCAGTTCTACAACTGGTATCTCTCAGAGCTGGACAACCCCGAGCACCTGGAAGACAAGCAAAAGGAAATCAACACGCTCAAGGCTAAAAAGCTGATTGACGAGTGGGATAAAGTCAAGGCCACGATTGATGATGCCGAGGCCCGTAAAAAGGAAATCTTGGCAGAGCTTGTAAAGATCAGCGGCGAACGTGACGCCCTTATGCACGGCAGGAAGCTGACCAAAGTAGAGCGGAAAGGCAATGTCAATTACAAGAAAATCCCAGAGCTTGAAGGCGTAGACCTTGAGCGGTACCGCGGCAAACCATCGGAGTTTTGGAGGCTTTCATAATGCAGTTGCGTCCATACCAACAAGAGGCTGTGGACGCGGCAACCGCATGGATGCGGAGCTGCATCATGCCCGGCCTTCTAGAGCTCGCCACTGGCGCGGGCAAAAGCCACATCGTTGCCGCCATAGCTCACTGGGTATACAGCCATAGCGGAAAAAAGGTTTTGTGTCTTCAGCCTTCAAAGGAATTAACTGAACAGAACTTTGAGAAATATCTGCACACCGGAGAGAAGGCCAGCATATTCAGCGCGTCCGCCGGCTCAAAGTGCATGCGTCATCCAGTTGTTTACGGCACACCTGGCACGGTAAAGAACAGCCTTTCGCGGTTTGGCGACCAGTTTGGCGCAGTCATCATAGATGAGGCCCATGGCATCACAAACACCATTCGCCTTATAGTCGATCACATGCGCAAGGCTAACCCAAACCTGCGCATTATCGGCATGACTGGAACACCCTACCGAACGATGTCCGGGTTTATTTATCAGTACGATATTGATGGCTCGTTCGTGCCCGAGGACGAGGCTAGAGAGCCGTATTTCAACAAGCTGCTTTACCGTGTAGACACCAATACCCTGATAGATTCGGGCTACCTGACGCCGGCTCACGCGGATCCTGAAACAGCCGCACATTACCATGCTGCCGGATTACAACTAAACAGCCGCGGTAAGTTTGACCAGAAAGACCTTGAGCGAGTCTTTGAGGGTAAGGGAAGGTTGACCAGCAAGATCGTTGCTGATGTTGTTGCGCACTCAGCAGGCCGCCAGGGAGTGATGATATTTGCGGCCACGGTTGCGCACGCAAAAGAGGTCATGGAATCGCTGCCGCCGGACAACTCCCGTATGATTGGTGGCGATGTGAACATGGGCAAGTCGGATCGTGAAAAAGTCATATCTGACTTTAAGTCACGCAGGTTCAAATACCTTGTTAGCGTGGGAACCCTGACCACTGGTTTTGACGCCGTGCACGTATCTTTGATCGCCATTCTAAGGCGCACGGAATCCCCCGGCATGTTACAACAGATTATTGGCCGGGGACTAAGGCTTGTTGACCCATCAACCGCTGGCGACTTGCAGGCTATCGCATGCAGCGAAAAGCCTGACTGCTTGGTGCTGGACTATGCCGAGAACATAGAGGCTCACGGGCTACAAGAAAACCTTTTTCGGCCAAAAATAAAGGTCAAAGGAGGGAGTGGTGGCGGTGAGATTCTTGTCGCAAGTTGCCCTGACTGCGGATTCCCTAACGACTTCACTGCAAGGCCAAACCCTGACGGTTTCCGGGTGAGCGATGACGGGTATTTCCTGGATCTTGCAGGCAACCCTATCGACACGCCGCATGGATCCATGCCGGCACACTTTGGCAGGCGGTGTACGGGCCAGATAAAAAGCCCTGTGCAGATTGGCGTTTTCGAGCGATGCGACTACCGATGGACCTGTAAGGAGTGCCCGGCGTGCCAGCACAAAAACGACATAG